CGGCCAGAAGCCCGCGACCACGATGGGCATGGACCTGCTGTTCATCGAGCCCAAGAAGCTCGCCGCCATCGCCGTCCTGTCGGCGGAGGTCGTGCGTGCCAACCCGGGCAACATCAACGGCCAGCTCCGTCCCTACCTCGCCGAGGCGTTCGCCGTCGCGTTCGACCTCGCGGTGGGCTACGACGTGGGCGGCGACGGCACGGGCACGAGCCCGTTCGACAACCCGCTGAACTCGACCACGAAGTCGGTCGAGCTCGGCACCACGACCACGGCCAACGGCGGCATCCACGGCGACCTCGTCGCCGGCATGAAGCTGCTCGTCGACGACGGCAAGAAGCTGACCGGCTTCGGCATCGACGACAGCCTCGAGCCCGACCTGTGGGGCGCGGTCGACACCACGGGCCGCCCGCTGTACGTCGAGCTCCCGACCGACGAGACGTCGCAGACGATCGCCCGCCCGGGCCGCCTGCTCAACCGTCCGTCGTTCATGGGCGAGGGCGTCGGCCACGGCACCACCAAGGCGTTCGGCGGCGACTTCCGCAAGGCCGCCTGGGGTGTCGTCGGCGGCATCTCGTACCGCGTCTCGACCGAGGCGACGGTCACTATCAACGGCGCGCTGACGTCGCTGTGGGAGAACAACCTCGTCGCGGTGCTGGCGGAGGCCGAGTACGGCTACGTCAACTCCGACGTCGAGAGCTTCGTCAAGTACATCGACGCCGTCTGATGTCTGACGCAGTCAGGGTGACGCTGCCGTCTGGCGCCGTCGTGACCTGCTCCGAGGAGCAGGCGCAGCGGTACCAGGCCAGCGAGCCGAAGAAGGCGCCGGCCAAGAAGGCCGCCGCCAAGTCCGACAAGAAGTGACGAGGAAGGGAGGCGGCCATGACCTACGGAACGACCGCGCAGGTCGCGCACGAGCTTGGCCGTCTCCCCGACTCGATCACCCCTGAGGAGTCGCTGCAGTGGAACCAGTGGCTGGAGCGCGTCGAGCGTTCCATCGCCGCCCGGTTCACTCGCGCCGGCCTGGTCCTAGCGGATCAGGTGGCACTCAACCTCCCGGATGCGGCCACGGTCGCTGACGTCGAGGTCGCTGCGGTGGCTCGCAAGGTGCAGAACCCGAACGGCGACACGTCGTCCACGGTGACGGTCGATGACGCTTCGGTGACTCGTCGCCGGGAGGGTGTTGGTACGGCTGCTGGTCTGGATCTGACGGACGCGGAGTGGGCGCTGCTGCTGCCTGCCTCGTCCTCGGGTGCGTTCAGCGTGCGGCCGTACTACGAGCCGGACACGTGCTGGCCGCTGGGGATTCTGCCGTGAGTTTCGGGGACACGATCGCGCGGGAGTTGGAGTTCCTGCGCAAGCAGGCTGAGTCCCGGATGCGCGGCGCCTGCATGATCGACCGTGCGACCGGCGAACCGTCGACCGACGATGACGGCGTCGTCACTCGAGCGTTCGAGGACGTCTACGTCGGCAAGTGCTACACCCGCTATCCCGGACTCGCCCAGGAGGCGAACCGCGAAGCCGCAGGGGCAACGATCACCGAGTCACGCATCGTCGTGCGGATCCCGTTCGGTCCCGTGTGCAAGCCCGGTGACCGGGTCACGATCACGGCCGACCTGGACAACCCGCAGTTGGCCGGCGCCGTGTACCGCGTCGAGTCGATCGACGACCAGTCGCAGGCCACGGCCCAGCGCCTCCTGTGCAGCGATTTGCAGTCCGGCGCCTAGGTCTTCGTCGGGTCACTCTTCGTCACCGTGCCGCACTTCCGGCACGTGGACTCCTCGACGACCTGGGGAATCGTTCGATCGAGTTTCCTCGTTCGCACGTCACCGGGACCGTACTCGTGTTCGCCGCCCCTGGCGCATTCGTCGCTCATCCCGTCAGCGTAGATCGGAGGACCGACATGGACTTCGACATGAGCGAACTCCGCACCTTCGCCAAGCAGATCGAGGCGACCGCCGAGACGAAGCCGCGCAAGGTCCGCGCCGTCGTCTCCAAGGGCCTGCTGAACATCAAGAACGACATGCGAGCCGCGGCGTCCAAGTCGCGATCGTTCAAGCAGATCGCTCCGACGATCTCCTACGAACTCCGCGGCGGCGGCGACCTCGGCCGCACGGTCATCGAGGGCGAAGTCGGCCCCGTTACCGCCTTCCGGGCCGCCCGCCTCGAGAACATCGCCTACTTCGGCTCGTCTCGCGCTGGTGGCGGCACCGTCGAGGATCCCCGAGCCGCTGGTGAGCGTGAGGCGCCCAAGTTCGCCGAGGAGATCGGCAAGCTCGGCGAGGAGATCACGTGAGGGCGCACATGGAGGCGATGAAGGCCCGCCTCGAGGACACTGGCCGGCAGGTGTACCTCGTGGATGTCCCTGAAGGCATCACGCCGACCTACCCGTACTACCTGATCTGGTCGACGACTGGATCGGATGAGACGTCCTCGCTGGATGACGAGGACGAGTACCTCGACGATCGCGTCGGCGTCACGAATGTGGGCCTGACGCCCGAGGCTGTCTGGTCCGCCGCGGCGAAGTCCCGCGGATTGCTGGTGGGCCACTCGCTCGCCGTCGATGGTCGCAAGGTCGAGCCGTTTCGCCGCCCTGAGGCGCGCGATGTCCAGGCTGACCGTGACGTGACGCTGCCGAACACGAACCGGCACCCGTACTTCGGCGTCGACCTGTACCGCCTCGTCTCCCAGCCCATCTGATTCATCCCGAACAGGCCCGCCGAGTGCGGGTCGTTCGTCATGCCCAAGGAGGCAGTCGTGGCCAAGTTCATCAGCGTCTACGCGAAGTCGACCGGCGAGAAGCACCGCGTCCCCGAGCACTTCCTGACCGTTCCGTCCATCGCACGGAACTTCAACAAGACTCCCCGCCAGCGCAGCCGCGACAAGGCGGACGAGACACCCGTGGCGACCAACACCGAGGCCGCGCTCGCGGCCGAAGACGAGACCCCGGACGCCGGGGACAAGAAGGAGTAGACATGCCTCGTTCCCTGGCCGATGGCAAGACGAAGTTCACCATCCTGACCACGAAGCCGGCCAACCCCGCCGCGCCCACGGTGACCGAGCTCAACGCCGGCATCGACGCCTCGTGCAACGTGCTCGCTTCCGACTTCAGCTTCGGCGCCGCGGCGTCGGACAAGGTCAACGAGGGCGCGCTGTGCGAGGACACCAACGCGCAGACGTCGGGTCGCTCGAACTTCACCGCCGGCTTCACGCCGTTCCGCTACTTCGACGAGACCGGCGAGTCCGATCCCACCGAGGGCGACGACGTGTTCCAGGCCGTGAAGGTCAAGGGCACGACCCTGTGGGCGTACGCGCGCAAGACGGCCAAGAAGTCGACCGACGCATGGGCGGCCGGTGACGAGATCTACCTCGGCGCCGAGATCGTCACCGACAACCTGACGCCCCCGTCCGACATGGGCGGCTGGATCAAGTGGCGCCAGGACGCCGACGTACAGGCCGGCTACCCGTTCATCGAGGTCGCTGCCGGCGCCTGAGCGTCCCCCTGAACCCCTCGCCCGCCGTGCTGTCACGGGTCGCGGCGGGCGAGGGCATCACCCGTGACCAACCCGTGCCACCCGTGAAGGAGCAACCATGTCCGACGATCTGACCCCCGACCTCGAGCCCACTGACTTCGACGACGCCCTCGACTCGTGGATCGGCGGCGCGTCCCTGACGCGCACGTCGGTCCCCGTGTACGGCAACGGCGCTGTCGTGGAGCGGATGCACGAGATCACGCGCCTTCTGACCGAGTCCGGCACCGAGATCTCGGCGAGCGGCGACGTTTCCCTCGGTGACGAGGGCAGCGACGGTGACCTGATCGCCGAGTACGAGTCGCTGTTCGAGCAGCGCGAGGCGTCCAAGTCGATCTGGGTGATCGAGGACGTGTCGAGCGTGATCGACGAGATCCGCGACGCTGCCGGCGAGGCTCCCGAGCCGCCTGAGCCGCTCGAGGAGCCCTACCTGCGCCCGAACGCGTCTGAGCAGCAGAAGCGCGCCCACAACATCGCCAAGCAGGCGTATCTCAAGGCCAAGCCCGAGCACGACGAGAAGATGCGCGCGTTCGAGAAGGCCGCGACAACTTGGGCGGACAACTTCGCCCTGCGGCTCATCGAGCGCGCCGTGGTCGAAATCCGGTTCGCCGACGGTCGCAAGGCTCCGGGTATCTCCTTCGAGAAGCTGCGCGAGGTGCGTAACCGGATCGGCGAGCGTCAGCTGCTGGCCGTGAAGAACGGCATCGACGCGCTGATGAAGAACGAGCCGGTGATCGAGGTCCCTTTCTCGCAGCCGCCCTCGGACGACGACCAGACCTGATCCTGGCGCTGCGGACGGCGCGCGAATGGCGCGTCCCTCCGCTGGTCATGCTGCTGGGCGACGACGACCCCAAGTTTGCGACTTGGGCGCACGAACGCAACCGGCTCCTGGCGATGGCGCTCGAGCACCACGAGTCGCAGATCTGCCGAGGATGCGGCCAACCGCTACACGAGTCGACCGACGAAGACGGGCCCATGTACTCGGCCGAGAACTACCACTGCCGCGGTTGCGAGGTCATGAGCAACGCGGGCAGCGAAGAGGACAAGCCCGGAACGCACTGGTACCTCGACGTGGAACGCCGTCAGCGCGGATCGCGCTCGGGCGTCGTTCCCCGGTAGCCCCAGTAGAGGCCGAAGGCCGCCATCGCCAACCCGATGATCGCGCCGACGCCGCCACCCGAGGCAACGAACAGTCCGGCAACCACCAGAGCGGCGGAGATCGCCAGCACGGGCCACGTGATCGCGAGCCACTGCATCGCCTTGTTCATGCACGAACTCTAAACCGAATCGAGGTGCGCGTACATGGCCGATCGCTCAGTGGTTGTCCGGCTGCGGGCCGAGATCGGTCAGTACAAGCGCGAGATGGCCGACGCCGGCAAGGCGACGGCCAAGGTCGCCGACGAGGGCGCCAAGGCGTCGCAGCAGGGCCGCAAGTTCACTGACAGCTGGTCGGGTGCTGCCACGCCACTGCTCGCCGTCGGTGGAGCGATCACAGCCCTGGGCGTGTCGATGCTCAAGACCGGCATCTCGTACAACCAGATGCAGCAGCAGTCCCGCGCCGCGCTCACGACGATCCTCGGATCCGCGCAGGCCGCGAACGCGCAGATGGACAAGCTGGACGAGTTCGCTCGCACCAGCCCGTTCAGCAAGCAGACGTTCATCCAGGCGCAGCAGCAAATGCTCGCGTTCGGTATCGAGACGCAGAAGGTCATCCCCTACCTCGACGCGATCCAGGATGCCGTAGCGGCGTCGGGCGGCGGCAACGCCGACATCGCAGGCGTCGTCGCGACGATGTCGAAGGTCCAGTCGTCCGCGAAGCTCACCGCCGAGGACTTGAACGAACTCGGCAACCGCGGCATCAATGCGGCCGAACTGATCGGCTCGCAGATGGGCATGACGGGCGCCCAGATTCGTGAGCAGATCACGGACGGCGCACTCGACGCAACGACCGCCCTCGACGCTCTTGCTGCCGGCATGGAGCAGCGGTTCGACGGCGCGGCCGACAACGTGAAGAACACGTTCACTGGCGCCCTCGATCGAGTGTCGGCCGCGTGGCGCGACTTGTCCTCCGAACTTGCCGAGCCGTTCGTCGGCAAGGAGGGCGGCGGCATGTTCACGGGGATGCTGAACGAGATCGCCGACGTCATGCGCGCCGTGCAGGATCTCCCGTCTGCTGCGAAGGTCGGCATCGCTGGCGTGACCGCGCTCGCAGGTGCCGCGACCCTCGGCGCGGGAGCCTTCCTGACGTTCGCGCCGCGGATTGCCGCCACCAAGGCGGCCGTCGCAGAACTCGGCCCCAACGCTCAGCGCGCCTACGGCGCGACGACGAAGCTCGCCAAGGGCGCCTCGGTTGCGGCGGCCGGCCTGACTGCGTTGTCGGTGGCTGGCGGCCTGTTCAACGACTCCTCGACCGAGG